GTTATGGTATGCTTAGCATTATAGATCTAATTTGTAAGGAAATTGTGCATGGTCCAGGGAAAGAAGAAATTAAAGCACTCAGGTCAATTCAAGAAAGGGCATACGAAATCTGTTGGCTACGGTCGACCAAAGATGACTCCAGAGCAGAAAGCTTATTCTCTTGCAAACAGAACTCAGTTTAAAAATTTACTAAACAAATATATTTCAATGCCGAGAAAGGAACTCTCCAAGATTCTCAGAGCTGCCGACACTCCTATGTTGGACAAGATGGTTATTCAAAATATTTTCAATGCTGCTCTTGAGGGCGAGCAAAAAATGATTGATTGGATTGTTGATCATGTTCTCGGAAAACCTGTTGCAGAATCTACAATTAATTTAAAACAAGAAATTTCACCTACACTAATCAGTCCGAAAGACATGAGTGATGAACAACTTGAAGAGCTTAAACAATTCTTAGTAAAAATCGGGAAAGATGGAAAAGAAGAAAGCTGATTATTATTTTGATTTGCCTTCATTTCAACAATTGGAATTGGAGCAGAAAAAAAGAAAGCTTGAGAAAGATCTTTACGAATATTTGTTATGGATGTTTAACGAAATTAAGGGCGAGGAATTTTTAGAGAATTGGCATCATAGAAAAATTGCTAATGCTCTCATGAAAGTTTATCGGGGTGAGATCACATATTTAATAATTAATCTCCCTCCAAGATATACAAAAACCGAATTAGTAATTAAGGCATTTGTTTCTTGGTGTTTGGCCAAAAATCCTTCATGCAAATTTATCCACCTATCGTACTCTGATGATCTAGCTCTCGATAACTCTTCAGCTATCAGAGAAATTGTAACAAGCCAGGAATATCAAACGCTATGGCCTATGGCCTTGAAGAAAGATTCTGATTCGAAAAAGAAATGGTTTAATACTGATGGTGGTGGAGTATATGCTACGGCAACTGGTGGACAGATTACAGGTTTTGGTGCTGGTTCTGTTCAAGATCCAGAAAAAGAATTTGAATTTGCTGGTGCAATTCTAATTGATGATCCGCTAAAGCCTGATGATGCTAGATCTGATACTCTAAGATCTAAACCAAACGAAAGATTTAATAACACAATAAAATCTAGGACAAATTCAAAAGACACGCCAATTATTGTTATCATGCAAAGGCTTCACGAAGATGACCTATCGGGATTTCTTTTGAATGGTGGCAGTGAATTCGAATTTGTTCATATCAATCTTCCAGGCATCAATGAAGATGGTCCATCAGAATTTGATCCAAGAGAAAAAGGCGAAGCGCTTTGGAAAGCTAAACACGATGAAGAAGATTTAGAGCGTATGAGAATTTCTGATGCCAATATGTTTGCAGGTCAAATGCAGCAGCGACCTGCTCCAGCAGAAGGGAATATATTTAAGAATTTTAATTACTATACCGAGCTACCTAGGGACATAGTGTTCCGAGTTCACTCATGGGATTTCACTTTTAAGAAATCAAAGCACTCGGATTATGTTGTCGGTACTTGTTGGGGTAGAAATTCTGAAGGCGATTTTTATTTAATAGATCTGATTAGAGCTAAGATGTCATTCACTGAATCGCTAGAAGCAATCAAACTATTTTCAATTAAGCATACATACAACGCTATTCTCGTTGAAGCTAAAGCCAACGGAGAAGCCGTAATTGATTCAATCAAAAAAGAAATCAAGAAAGTAATACCGATCAATCCTACAGCATCCAAAGAAGAGAGAGCAGAGGTTATAGCCCCGAATTTTGAGGCGGGTAATGTTTTTCTCCCATCTCCAACTATTGCTCCATGGATTGATGATTATGTGAATGAGTTAAAAGTTTTTCCAAATGGAAAGAATGATGATCAAGTGGACTCTACAACTCAAGCTATTGAGTATTTAGAAAAACGAGGGTTTCAATCAAAGCTTTCTGATGTTTATAGAAAGCAAGAACCGTTCCGAAAAACATTTGATCTCAAGAAAAAGAAAGAAAGGAAATCTAGAATCAAAGTTAAAAGTTACTAGGTGTGTCAATTATTTTAGTTGCACATTCTGTCAATAATATTTTACAATTTTCTGATTTCGAGTAATAATATTTTAATATCAAGCATCAAGGAAATTAGATGTCATCTGATGATTTCACGGAAAAAAAGAAACAAAGTTTCACTCCTATCGGGCGTTCCGGTACTCTAATTACAGGCGATGAAATTCAAAATGATTATATAAGCGATTTAAACGGGATCTCAGCGCAGGAAACGTTTACCAAGATGCTTTTATCGGATTCTCAAATTAGAAAGCTCTATCACGCTGTAAGCAACCCTATACGTTCTGCTACATGGTCTATCGAACCTGCTTCTGATGAAACTCAAGATTTAGAAGCTGCCGCTCTTATTGAGCAGATTTTGTTTTGTGATCTACCTGATGGTTTTGTCGCAAAGCTAGATGAGATTCTGACTTTCCCTTGGCATGGTCATGCAGTATTCGAAAAGATTTTCAAGAACAGAGATAATTCATTTGGTACGTATACCGGACTAGCTAACATAGCTTTTCGTGATCAAAGAACTCTAGACAAATGGATCTTCAGCAGAGACGGCGTACTTGAAAAAATTCACCAACTCCAAAGTGGTGAAGTAGAAGTAAACGTAGATATACCAAGAGAAAACTTACTCATTTTCTTCAACGAGAAAAAGGGTAATGATTCTGGATTTCCATTTTGTAGAATGCTTTATGGAAATTACAAAAGAAAATTATTATACAAGCAGCTTCAAGCAATTGGCATTGAGAGAGCTGCTATTCCAGTTCCACACTTAATGCTTCCTGACGGAATTGATAGAGACAGTGAAGAATACTCTGATGCTGTTGAACAGTTGGCTGCATTCACTCAAGCCGAACAAGCATTTTTTGTTACACCTGTTGGATATACATTAAACTACAACCAGACTGCTACATTTGATCCAGCAAAAGTTCAAGTCGCTATTAAAGCAGAGAACGAAGAAATTGTAGGTTCTCTAGTTGGCATGTGGCTTGAAATGGGTATCGGTGGAAACAGTGCTGTTGGATCTTCAACAGGAATCAGTGCTGAGTTTTTTAGAGATGGTATTGAGTACCTAGCAACTAAAATTGCAGACACAATAAATCTCGAATTAATTCCAGAGCTAATGTTTTTAAACTATCCTACTCTCCCTGAAAAAATGCCTAAGCTTGTCCACAATGGAATCGCTGATGAGGCTGGAAAAGAATTGATGGAAGTAGTAACTGGATATTCTTCAGCTGGTGTAATCACTCCTGACGAATCTCTTGAAGATCATATTAGAAAAGTTCACAACCTACCTAAGAAAGTCGAAGGTGAGATGGTCGAAAATCAAACAACCCAAAACGACGATAATACTGATGAGGTTATCGAGGAAGAAGTTGTTGTGGATGATGAAACAGTTGAGCTAAACACAAAAGGCGCTAAGACTGTTAGGACTTTAATCAATCAACAATCTGTAAAAATTTCTGATGTAATTAGAGAATCAATTTCATTCTCATCAGGAAAATACATCAACGATGTTATGGCCAGATATAGACAACTGCCAGAATCAAGAAGGCAAAACTCAACTTCAAAAGTTAAAATGGGCGGAATTAATAAGCTCAAAAAAGAATTGAAAAGAGTTCTAACTGAGACAACAGTAATGTCAATTGATATGGCCAAAACAGATATCCCATCTAAGAAAAATGTTGAGCTAAATTCAAGCGATAAAGATTTACTTAGGATGGAAGAAAAATATGGTGACATGTCCTACATCAAGCTAAATGATTTTTCTAAATTACCTACACACATACAATTATTAATTGCAAAACAATCTGATCTTATTGCTGAAGATTCTCTAAACGAATTACAGAAAAGAATTGATTTTTCTTTTAGCAGCATTGAAACAAAAGTTGATGACGAAAAAGTTGTTCAACAAAACATTGAAGAAGCCGCTCAAAATTTTGAAGATTCAGCACAGATAAATTTAAAAGGAACTAATGCTTCAGCTCTTATGGTGAACGAAGGAAGAGACACTTTCTTTTTCGAACCAGAGGTACTTGAAGAAATTCATTCTTTTACATTTATGAACGTTGCACCTAAGTCAGCTATTTGTAGAGAACTAGCTGGAACAACATTTAACACTAACGATGCTGAGAGCTTAAGATACTCTCCACCTTTGCATCATAATTGCAAAAGCTATTTAAGAGCTAATTTGAAATCAAGTAAAGGTGTTAAGCAATTAGAAATATCAACGCTTTCTCCAAGTGCGAAAGCAAAGAAGAGTATTACATTATGAGCTTTTTAATTTGCCAAATTAGAGAACAAAAGATTTTAGAAATGGATGTCGAGATCGATAAGTTTATCGAGGAAAAAGGCATCTCAGAAAGATCAATGATTCATACTATTATTCTGGATAAAGAAGTTTTCAAAGAGGAAACAGAGGCCAGAGAATATGTAAAAAATAAATTCTTCAGTGTCGAAGAAGTTGTTGATGAGGGTGATTCTTTTAGAATCAGAATTATGAACTCTTCTCAAATTGATTTAGATACTGAATTAGAAATAGAACTTAGACGTGGAGTTAAAGTTCTAGCTGGCGACCTTTTACCGATGACTCTTGAAGAAGTAAGATTCAACGATAAGGGTGAAGTAAATCTTTCAGCAAAGATGGACACTATCGATTTACACGAGGGACTTCCTCACATTATCGAGATTGCTAGAGTTGCTGAGGGCGAACATCCAGCATATGGAAAACTAAAAATAACTCAAGAACATTTAGAATCTATGGAACGTAATTTTAATTCTAAAGTTACTGGTGTGGATTTGGCCGTAAATGAGGACCATAAGAAAAGTGAGGCGTTCGGATGGTTCAAGGATGTTTTTCTATCGTTTGATGGGCAAACGCTTTATGGACAAGTTCAATGGAATACAAAAGGTGTTACTGCATTGTCAGAAAAAGAATACCGTTATTTCTCTCCAGAATTTAGATTTAATTACACGCATCCACATACAGGCGAGGAGCATGGGACAACTCTTTTAGGAGGGGCGCTAACCAATTATCCTTTCTTGAAAATGGAGGCGATTACGGAATTAAACAACAAGAATTCACAAGGAGATGATCAAGTGGATAAGACAACGATTGAGCTTTCAGTTCACAACGAAAAAGTTGTTGAACTAAGTGGTAAGATCTCTGAGGTTCAAGGAAAACTTGATGCTTCAGAGGCCAAAAATGTTGAGCTATCAGAGAAAGTAAAAGAACTTGAAGGAAAGATTGAGCAATCTAAAAAAGAGTCTGCTCATAACAAACTTTTCAACGACGGGAAAATTACTAAGTCTCAGTTAGTTGCATTAAATGAAGGTAAAGGAATGCTAGAAGTATTAGCTCTTGGAGCTGATCTAAACGAAGATGGTAAGGGTACTTCTGAATCACCTTCAACTGATATTAACCTTTCTGAAGAAGATAAAAAGCTTGCTAAAAAGCTTGGACTTTCTGAAGAAGAATTTGCCGCTGGCAACACACTATAAGGCAGGTTAAAAAATGACAGCATTAACATCTAATTTCAATAGAACTGAAAAAGAAGGTAAGCTTGTTTCAATGCCAGCTGGAGCTAATCACATTTATAAAAATGCTTTACTTATGTTAAACGCATCAGGTTTTGTACAACCAGCAGCGGCACTAGCAGGAGCTGTTTACGCTGGTATGGCATACGAAGAGTGTAATAACTCTGGTGGTGCAGCAGGTGACAAGTCTGTAAGAATCGAGAGAGAAAGTGCAATTGAAATTGCTGGTTCTGGATTTGTTGCAGGCGATTTAGGTAAAGAAGTTTATGCTTCTGATGACAACACTGTTTCGACAACTCAAGGAGCTAATGAAGTAGCTGTTGGTATCATCATTGAAGTAATTGCAGCTGATAAGGTTCTTGTAAAGCAGAACACTTTAGTGGCTAAACCTTAATTGAAGGAGTAATTAGAAATGAGTACAGTAGTAGGACAAAAAACACTGGAAAGAGGGCTAAGAGCTTCTTTCGTTAAGGCATTCAATAATGGAGAAGATCCAGCAGAAGTAATGCCATTTATCATGGAAACAACTTCCGATGGAAGAGATGAAGAGTATGCTTGGTTAGGTCAATCTCCGACTATGAGCGAATGGGTTGATGAGAGAAAGTTAAAAGCTCTTAATGATTTTAACTATTCACTAGTTAACAAAGATTATGAAGCAACACTTTCAGTTGATAGAAACTCTCTAAAAGACGACAGACTAAACGCTGTTCAAATTAGAATTAATGACCTTGCTGCTAAAGCAAGAATTCATCCAAGAAAGCTTTTCTTCGAAGCGCTAGTTGACGGTACAACAGAGCTTTGTTATGACGGACAACCATTCTTCTCAGCATCTCACCAAGATTCTGAAGAATCGGGAGTACAGTCAAACATTCAAACTGGTACAGGCGTAACATTGGCTGCTCTTAAAGCCGATATCGAAAAAGCTGAAGCAACTATGAGATGTTTCAAAGACGATGTTGGTGAACCATTCAACGAAGGAATGATCAAGATTGGTATCGTATGTCATCCTGAGCAAGTTGTTAAATTTAGAGAGCTAAACACTCTTGTTCAAATTAACAATTCTTCAAACGGAATGAAGGGTAGAATTTCTGTAATCGCCGATTCTTGTAGATTAGGTGATTCAAGTGCCGCTAAAAATACTTGGTACTTTGCTGACGTATCTGATGGGCTTAAGCCATTTATCAGGCAGGTAAGACAGAGACCAGAGTTCAATTCTCTTGAAGGTGATTCGGACAACGGATTCATGAGAAAGAAATACCACTATGGTATCGACTCTCGTGAAGTTTTCGGATACGGATTATGGCAAAAGATGATTCAGGTTACGAACTCGTAATTTTATGGCCCCTAGGAGACTAGGGGCTTTTTTAGTTTGAGGAATTAAAAATGAAAAAAATGTTAAAACTTAAAAGACCACATCCAAATAAAAAATTTAGAATTGGTAGACATGTTGTAACTCATGCTCCAGTTGAATTTGATCTGAATGAAAAAGAATTAAAAGAATTAGATTCAGTTGGATGTCAGAAATGGATCAGTGTTGTTGGTGAAGAA